TGGACAGCAATCCAGGGGGCGTTCTTCGATTGCTGGCGGGAAAGTCGCCATGTGCATGAGCCGTTTGTCGTGCCGGCAGACTGGATGCGCTTTCGCTCAATGGACTGGGGATCTGCCTCACCAAGCTCGATTGGCTGGTGGGCCGTGGTGTCAGACACGTTCCAGACGCCTGAAGGCAAGACCCTTCCGCGCGGTTTCCTGCTTCGCTATCGCGAGTGGTACACATCCAAACCGAAGGACTATGCGCGCGGTTTAAAGCTGACGGCAGAGCAGATTGCTGATGGCATCAAGGAACGTGATGACGGTGACGCTATCGCCTATGGCGTGCTCGACCCGGCAGCTTTCGCTGAAGACGGCGGGCCTTCGCATGCTGAACGCATGAATGGGCGCGGCGTGTATTTCAAGAAGGCTGACAACAAGCGCGTTACGACGGGATCAGGCAACAAGTCACGCGGCGCTATGGGCGGCTGGGACATGATGCGCCAGCGCCTGATCGGTGATGAAGACGATAGGGCCATGATCGGCTGCTTCAAGACCTGCACAGCCTCGATCACGACGATTCCGACGCTTCAGCATGACGAAAAGCGCCCCGAAGACCTCGACACGAACAGCATCGACCATGCCGCGGACGATTGGCGCTACGCCTGCATGTCGCGGCCCTGGGCCAGGCCGTTGGCCGATGCGACACAAGACAACCTTGGAGATTATCGAAGCACCGATGACAGCGAAAGCGCAGATGAATGGCGAGTGATATGATGCTCGGCTATCATGACATGCAGCCGCGCCAGGCGTTCGAGAACTTCATCTCCCCCGATGAAGTGATGATCACGCCAGAAAAGGCCATCATGAGCGGGCAGGTTCAGCTTGAGCACCTGCCACAGCCGCAGACGACGCCCCAGCTTTCCCCACGCCTTGATGGCGATAGCCTCGACAGGAAATATCAGGCGTGGGAAGACGCCAAGCGTCAGACCGGCGAGATCGACGAACAGTTCAAATGCTCCCGCTACTATCACAGCAAGCAGTGGACGGACGCTGAACTGCGCGAGCTGAAGCGCCGCAAGCAGCCGCCGACCACCAAGAACCGCATCAAGCGCAAGGTGGACTTCCTTGTCGGCGTCGAACAGCGCTTGCGCCGTGATCCGAAGTGCTACCCTCGCACGCCCGCCGCGGACAAGGCGGCGTATGTCAGCACCGCTGCACTGCGCTGCATCGAGGATGAGACCAAGTGGACGCAACTCTCGTCCGCCGCGACGAAGGATGCGCTCATTCGCGGCATCGGCGTTGTCTGGCAGGGCATCAAGATCAGGCGCAACAAGCCGGAGATCTGCAAGGCTCACGTTCCCTCCGACAGGTTCTTCTACGATCCGGCGTCCGAAGCATGGGATTTTGCCGACGCCCGCTATCTAGGTGAATGGCAGTGGCTCGACATGGACCAAGCCATCGAGATGATGCCGTTCTCGGCCCAGATCATCAACGAGCTTGCCCGCGTCGGCAATAGCGGTGCAATGTCAACCTTGCCGCAGGAATTCGCCAAGATCCATAACAGATCGACGTGGATGGACAGCCGCAAGCGTTTGATCCGCGTCACCCACATCTGGTATAAATACGCTGGCGACTGGATGTTCGACTACCTCACCGGCCCGATCAGCCTTTGCCCGGAAGACTACGACTGCAAGTCGCCTTACCAGAATGAAGACGAGCAGACCGTGCACCCCTATAACGCGTGGTCGCCTTATGTCGATGAATCCGGCGTGCGCTATGGCGTCGTGCGCGACATGATATCGCTTCAGGACGGCATCAACAAGCGCTCCAGCAAGATGCTGCACTTGTTGAACCAGCGCCAGACGATGGGGAAAACCGGCGCCGTCCCTGATGTAGACAAGATGAAGCGGGAAGCCGCCCGTCCGGATGGCCATATCGAGGTCAACGGCAATATCGGCGAGGATTTCCAGTTCGTCGACCAGAGCGCGCAGACCGCCGGCCAGTTCGAGCTGTTGCAGGAGGACAAGGCCGAGATCGAGAACCTTGGCCCCAATCCCGGCCTGATCGGGCGCGGCGTCGAGAACCAGTCCGGCCGCGCCATCCTTGCGCAGCAGAATTCCGGCATGACGGAGCTGTCGCCGGTCTTCGAAATGAAGCGCGAATGGGAGCTTTCGGTCTACCACAAGGACTGGGATCTGGCCCAGCAGTTCTGGACTGGCGAGCGTTACATCCGCATTACGTCCGACCCGAAAGCCGTTGAGTTCCTGAACATCAACAAGATCGTCGAAGACCCGGAAACAGGTCAGGTGACGGTCGAGAACTCCATGATGGACATGGATGTCGATGTTCTGCTTGATCAGGGGCCGGACACGGTAACGATGCGCGAGGAACTGATCCAGGCCATTGCTGATCGCCCCGATGTCCCGCTTGAGATCATCCTTGAGCTGTCCACGTTGCCGGACAAGGACATCATTCTCAAGCGCCTTGCCGAGTCCAAGCAGCCGCCGCCTGGCGTTCAGGAGCTTGCCGAGCGTATGGCCAAGCTCGAAGCGATGAACAAGGCCGCCGATGTTGATACGAAGGTCGCGAACGCTGAAAAGAGCCGCGCCGAAGCGTACAGCAAGATTGTCGAGGTCACGGCAAGCACCGGCATTCCGCCGCAAGCGATGAACGGTATATTCCCGATACATTACCGGGAGCCTACATTCATGGAGAGGCTCATGCTGGCGGCACAGAAGGAAGGCGAATTGCAGGATCAGCAGCCGCCTCAGAACGCCATGATGCCACAGGCAGGACCGGAAGGCGTATCAGGCGATCCCGGCTCTCCTATGGCTTTGGGAGGCCCTCAGCAGGCGATGCCGGGAGAGGAACCACAGCTTGATCAGGCTGGGGGGCTTCCGATGGGGCCTGGGGTTCAGTAACGAAGGAGATGCCTGCCAGCTTGAAGCTCATCGGCATCTCGACACGTTCTCCTTTTATAGGCGCCAGCTCCCACCAAGTTCTATAAAAGAGCCTGTGATATAAGCTGAATGGAACCTCTAATCTTACCTTGTTAAAGTCAACGAGTTCGCCTGACGCACTTTCAAGTGCATGGCGCAAATGCATCATTGCAGACACGAGTGATTGATCTTCGCTCATAACTTAGTTTCTTACCAGTAATTTGCGTCAAAAACCAGCCCGCTCTCGCTCGAAGCGGGCTTTTTCGTGCGCGTCAGAGCGTTTCGGCTCAGCACCGTCATCCGCTGTCATTCGGCCCTCGTTCGAAGCCGTAAATTCGACGGTTCGTCACTTTCCATACGAAAATTGGAGATCCACGCCATGAGCACCGAAAGTGCTGAGACAAGCATTTCGCATCTGTTTGCGCCTCAAAATGCAGCGCCGTCTACGGAACAGGCCAATCCGCAGCCCAGCGAGCAGCCGTCGCCTCCAGATGTGGACTTCTTTCATCAGCCAGTAACCGAGGCAGTCCCGCCGCAACAGCAGCAGCCCGTTCCCGGCCAGGAACAGCCGCCTGCCCAGCAGCAACAGCCTCAACAGCATCAGGTGCCTCTTGGCGAGCTGATCGATGAGCGTAAGCGCCGCCAGCAAGCTGAAGATTTACAGCGTAATCAGCAGCGGCGCATCGATCAGCTAGAGCAGATGATGGCAAGGTTCAGCCAGCCTCCGCAACAGCCACAACCCCGGATCGATCCTCTTGAAGATCCGGACGCCTTTGTTCAATCCATCGAAAACCGGATGGAACAGCGTTTCCTGAACATGACCCTCAACGAGTCAGAGCGCCGTGCGCGGGTTGCTCACGGGGCAGACGCCGTTGAAGCCGCACTCGATGCGGCCCAGCGGTCAGGATTCGCACAAGCCTTCGTCAGCAAGCCGGACGCCTATGGCGAAATGGTGCGCTGGCACAAGGCTCAGCAGCTCCAGGAGACGATCGGAGAAGATCCGAACGCCTACAAGGAGAGGCTGAAGGCAGAAGTAAAACAGCAGTTGCTTGCGGAAATGAGGCAGGGCACGCCGCCGCCATCGAACATCACTCCTCCCTTGTCGTCAGCCACGCGCGCAGACCCTAACCAGCCTGCCGCGATTGGCTCGGACAAGGACTTTTTCAACGACATGATGAATCGCAAGCGAGGCTAGTTCAATGGCTACGACCACAACGCCATCTGATCTCATCGAGATCAGGTATCGGCGTGAATACTGGCGCG